CGTTCGGGTCTCCCGACTGTCGCATGGCGCATGTTGAACTACGGTGTTCAGCCCAGCAAATCCCGCTCCGTTCAAATCAGTGACACGACCGGAATGCTCGAGGGATATGCCGAAATCGACAAAAAGCTCGCGATGCTCAATGGGAATTCTGCAGCTTTTCGTCTGTCGGAAGATCAGGGATTCTTTCAGGCCATGAACCAGACGATGGCCAGCAAGATCTTCTACGGCAACATCGACACCGACCCTGAGCAGATCATGGGTCTGGCACCTCGTTACGCCAGTCTCTCTGCAGCCAATGGCGGCAACATCGTCAGTGGTGGCGGCAGTGGATCTGACAACACCTCGATGTGGATCGTCATCTGGGGCCCGAACACCTGCCACGGTATCTACCCCAAGGGTAGCAAGGCCGGGCTGAGTCATCAGGATCTGGGCGAAGTTACGCTCGAAGATGCTGCTGGCGGTTACTACCAAGGTCTGCGCACCCATTATGAGTGGGACTGCGGTCTGACCCTGCGTGACTGGAGAGCAGTCTCCCGCATCGCCAACATCGATGTCAGTGAACTCGCTGATGCTGGTGCTTCCGGGTTCGATGGTGCAGACCTTCCGAACCTCCTGATCAAAGCCTACAACAAGGTTCGGCGTTACATGAAACTTGGCCGGGCAGCGATCTACTGCAACGAGACCGTGATGACCGCTATCGATCTCATCGCTTCGAACCGCAGCAACACTTGGTTCACCACGAGCGAAGGTATTGACGGCATGCCCATCACCAAGTTCCGTGGCATCCCGTTCCGCATGTGCGATGCTCTGCTGGACACCGAAGCAACGGTAGCCTAGTTGCGACTTCCGGGTTGGGGGCTCTGCCCCCACCCATTCGTTTTTGAAAAGTGTTAAGGAGAACTATCATGATCCTCGATAAACAGAATCTTCTCTCTGAAGATCAGGCTGTTACAGCCTCCGCTGCTTCCACCAACGTCATCGATCTCGGTGCCGTTGACAGTGCTGTGCCCGGTCACAAGAAGCTCGGTCGGCGCGGTCGCATCGTTGTTCGCGTCAGTGGTGCCGCTGACTTCGCTACGCTCACCAGTCTTGTCGTTACCCTGCGTACCGACACCGTTGCCAACATGGCCAGTCCTACCACGGTCCTGTCCGGTGAGATCACCGCTGCTGCTGCCCTCGTTCCCGGCGCAGTCCTGTTGGACGTTCCCGTCCCGCAGTCAGTAGACGAACGCTACATGGATGTCTACTACACCGTTGCTGGCTCTGATGCCACTGCTGGTGCTGTCACTGCAGGTATCACCTTCGATGAGCAGATTGACTAGAAAGGCTGAGACCTATGGCCAAGGCTAAGAAGTATGCTTGTGAAGAAGAGTGCTACTGGAACAACCGTCTGTGGGTTCCCGGTGAAGAGTACTGCGGAGTCGAGAAGCCTCCGAAGCACTTCGTACCTGCAGAGAAGGCAGTGCCCCTCCAAGAGGAAGGCTCGGATCTCGATCAGCCTATGACCCTCAAGGAAGGGCAGAAAGCAGTTCTGGGGGAGACCAAGTTGTCTGATGGCAGCGACCCCAAGAACTTGAAAGAAGCCAACGAGATGTTTGGCTAAACCGTTCCCGGGGAGGGGGCCCTGTTCCTCCTCCCCATTTTGGTTTTCCTAGAAAGAGACCGTACCATGTCCGAAGTCAAATCTGGAGTAGAAACTACGGAGCACAAAGAAGCTCAGAGCGCCAAACTTTGGGGAGTCATCTCCATGATCCTCGGGTTCATCATGGCCAGTGGTTCAGAGATCCTTGTCGCATTGGGCGTTACTGCTGACTCGAAGTTCGGCATCATCGCAGGTGTCGTGATCATGGTCGCAGGCCAGATCAGCAAGGCACTGGTATCCTTGGGCTACATCAAGTCCCGGGCCGATGTGAAGGTTGCTGCAGAGAACGCCAATGCTAAAGCTACTGAGTAGCATCCTTGGTCCACTGATCAAGTGGGTCATCATTGCTGTATGGGAAGTGCGAGAGGAGAAGAGTCATGAACTTGTGGAGATTGAACGCGATCCTGATCTTGACGATCGCTGGAATAACACAGAGCGGATGTAGTATCCTCCCGCAGAAGGAACTCTACGTTCCCCTTGGCAGCGTAGTAGAGATCGCAGGCAAGACGAAAGTCCCTGTGATCTACACCAACAAAGAGACAGGCAAGAGGGAAAAGCGAGTCGTCATTGTCAAGCCTGATGGCATCTGGCACATCGGCAAGCTTCCCCCGAAAGAAGACTTCATCGGTCCTCCTGCGCCCAAGAAGAAAAAACCGGGCATGATTGACATGATGAAGTCATGGTTCAGAAAGGATAAAGCAGATGGCCAGTGAAGTTGAGATCTGCAATTTGGCTCTAAGTCATATTGGGAAATATCATATCAACAGTTTGGCAGATGCGCAGAAGGAATCGATCGAGTGTCGTCTGCTCTATCCTCGTGCCCGTGATTCGGTGCTGAGAGATCACCCTTGGAACTTTGCTCGAAAGCAACTGACCTTGGGTGAACTCACCGAGACCTATGTCAACTGGGATTACGCGTACCAGTATCCTGTGGACTGCCTGCTGGCACTCGAGATCTACAACCCCTCGGGCAGTGACGATCAGATCCCCTTCGAGATCGGGATCAGCGCAGACCTCAACAGTCGCGTGATCCTCACGAACCATGAACAGGCAGTGCTCATCTACACAGCAGCGGTCACCAACCCAAACATCTTTGACAGTGTGTTCATCGATGCGATGGCATACCGCATGGCTGCAGATCTGGCACTGCCCCTCCGGGGTGATCCACAAGTGCAGCAGGCTATGTTGAACCTGTACGCTGGCCTTCTCGGTCGGGCGCAGACAGTGAATGCCAACGAACAATTCCAAGACCCTGTTGATGACTGCAGCTTTATTACTGCGAGGGCTTAACGATGCCGATCAGCATTCCCAAACTCTCCTTCTCTGGAGGTGAGTTGTCCCCGGCGCTTTACGCCCGGGTAGACCTTTCCAAATACGGCAGTGGCCTTCGGCTCTGCAAGAACTTCATAGTGCAGCGACACGGCGGCGCGACCAACAGGTCGGGCCTGCAGTACGTTTGCACAACCAAAGACAGCACCAAGAACTCCCGACTCATCCCTTTCCAATTCTCAGTGGAGCAAGCTTATGTTTTGGAATTTGGTGATCAATACATGCGGGTTGTCAAAGACGGAGGTCAAGTACTGCTCGATGCCGCCCCGGCAGCTTACAACGCAGGAACTACCTACGGTCAGGGAGATCACTGCAGTAGTGGCGGCGTCAACTACTACAGCCTCGTTGGCAGTAACACCGGGAACACCCCCTCGTCCAGCCCTGCTTACTGGTACGCACTGGAAGACGACATCGTAGAGATCAAGCTTCCGTACCTCGAAGCCGACCTGCCTCTCCTCAAATACACCCAGAGCGCCGATGTGCTGTATGTGGTTCACCCCTCATACGCACCTCGCAAGATCTCCCGGTCGGACCATGACGAGTGGACGGTAGACACCATCACCTTCCAGACCTCAGTGGCCACCCCGACATCCTTCACAAGATCGGCAGGCTCGGGCACCGGGAGCAGTTACACCGTTACCTCTGTCAGCGACATCGGCGAAGAGTCTGAGTCAGCGACAGCAGTGGCAGGTGGCGCAGGTGATACCTTCACATGGGACGACATGGGCGTTGACCATTACAACGTCTACAAGGATGCCAACGGGTCTGGTGTCTATGGCTGGATCGGTCAGGCCAATGACGCAACATTCAAAGAACCTACTGCGGGGATCATCCCCGATTACAACGTCACTCCTCCTGCAGCGAAGACAATCTTCAATGCTACGGACGAGTACCCGGGTGTCTGCACATTCTTCGAGCAGCGTCTGGCCTTTGCGCGAACCAACAACAAGCCGCAGACCCTCTGGGGTTCTGCCACTGGTTCGTTTGAAAACATGAACACCTCATCCCCTCTGAAGGACGATGACAGCTACAACTTCACGATCAATGCACTGCAGGTCAATGAAGTCAAGAGCATGGTGCCATTGAACGAACTGATCATCTTCACCTCTGGCTCAGAGTGGAAGATGGCACCGGGCAACAACAGCAATGCTGTCACGCCCACTGACGTACAGATCCGCATGCAATCCAAATGGGGCGCGAACGATGTGCCTCCGATCCTGATCGGGCAGACAGTGCTCTATGTCCAGAACTCTGGAGATGTGGTGCGAGACCTGCTCTACAGCCTCGAGGTGGATGGGTATGCAGGCAACAACCTCTCCCTGCTTTCTGAGCATCTGTTCAAGGACAGGGAGATCACCGAGTGGGCATTCCAGCAAGCACCGAACTCGGTGGTCTGGTGCGTGCGCGATGACGGTAAACTCCTCGGCCTGACCTACGCTCGAGAGCACGAGGTCTGGGCATGGCACCAACATGAGACCGATGGGGACTTTGAATCCATCGCAGCCAACCAGAGTTCCACCGGGTTTGACGACACCTACTTCATCGTGAACCGCACGATCGATGGCAGCACTGCCCGGTACATCGAACGCTTCGTGCCCCGCATGCCGAATGACGATGTTGAGCAAGCTTACTTCGTGGACTCTGGCCTGTCTCTGGATGTGCCTGCCACGATCACAGGCATTACCAAGGCTGATCCGGTAGTCATCACCACCTCCGCTGCCCACGGTCTCAGCAATGACGACTATGTGGACCTGCGGGGCATCGGCGGCATGGTCGAGCTTCTGCAGGATTCTGACGGCAATGCACTGCCCTTCAAGCGATACACTGTGGACAATGTCACCTCGACTACCTTCGAGCTCCAAACAGATCTCGGAGTGGACGTAGACGGGACAGGGTTTACTACATTCACCAGCGGAGGTAATGCGCGGGAAGCAGTGCTCTCCCTGAGCGGTCTCAGCCATTTGGAGGGTGAGACTCTGGTCGCACTGGCCAATGGCAACGTGGTGCGCAACCTGACGGTCAGCAGCGGGTCTGTAACTCTGCCCCAGAGGGCTTCGATCGTTCACATCGGAATGCCCTTTGAATCCGAGCTCGAGACCATGGAACTGGACATGACCACCGAAGGAGGCACCCTGCAGGATCGCAAGCGGGATGTGTCTGGAGTGGTACTGCGCCTTGACAAGAGCAGAGCATTCTCCGCTGGCCCCCAGAGCGACAGGCTGGAAGAGATGCGATTCCGAGAGTTCGAGAACTACGGGGAACCGATTGCCCTCTTTACCGGGGACAAGGAGATGTCAGTCTATGCAGGTGAGGAGAGGAGTGCCAAGGTCTTTGTGAAGAACTCAGACCCGGTGCCCCTCACAATCTTGGCCATCATACCGAGGGTCGTGAATGGAGAATTCTAATGTCAGATCAACCGTGTGGCAGGACATACAAGAACTACAGGGCAACCTGCGAAACGAGGACAGACAAGAAGTGTGGGCGGCAACGCACCGAGACCCTGATACAGTCCTTGAGCAGGCAGTCACCCACTCTCCGTATTGCCAGACGATTTTCTGCGATGGCAGGGTTGTCGGTATTTTTGGTGTCGCACCAGATCCAAGAGCAAATAGCAAGGGGTCTCCTTGGCTTCTGGCTTCTAACGATATTGAGAAAATGAGTATGTATATTCTGCAGAATTGTAGATACTACATCTTGCAGATAGCTGACATGTTCGAGATACTAGAGAACTATGTAGACGCGAGGAACAAGGAATCCCAAAGGTGGCTCAAGTGGTGCGGGTTTGTTCTTGAAGACCCGACCCCCTACGGACCTGACGGAATGCCCTTCCATCGCTTCTGGATGAGGAGGACTTACTGATGTGCGCACCAGCAATACCCGGGATCATAGGAGCACTTGGACTTGGCATGCAAGTCATGGGCTCGTACCAAGCTGCGAAGGCAGAGAACCGGGCAGCAGACTACAACGCTGACATAGCCAACCAGAACGCATATATCCAAGAACAGAATGCCGTACTCGCAGAAGATCGTGCTGCAGACTCAACCCGGCGCGGGGAGATCGAAGAGAAGCAGCACAGGCTTCGGGTATCTCAGATGATCGGTGGCCAGAAGACATCCTTCGCCGGGTCCGGTGTCGTAGTTGGGGAAGGCTCTGCTCTGCAGACCACCCAAGACACTGCATCCCTCGGGGAGTTCGATGCGCTCACGATTCGTCACAATGCAGCCAGCGAAGCTTGGGGGCACAACATGAGTGCTCGCAACGAGCGTCTGCAGGGTGATGTGTTCAAGTCTCAGGCAGAGATGCACAAGGCAAGCAAGCGCAGTCCTCTGCTCTCCGCTGGCACCACCCTGCTGACAGGCGGCACCAGTCTCAGCAAGCAGTTCCTATAGGAGATTCTGATGGCCAAGAAGTACCCGATCACTCAGGTAGATGCCCGGGCCATGCCCGGAGTAACAAATTCAAACATCAACATCCGCGCCAATGCGGATGCTTTTGGTGGTGCCAAGGCTCGGGACGCTGCTCGATTCGGTGCTGCTCTCCAGAGCACTGGGGAGTACATGCAATCGGAAGTCAACAAGGCAGAAGTCCGAGACCAATTGAACGGTGCCCGTGAGAAGAGTCGGCAGTTCATGTCGGACCTGCAGAAGCGCAAAGGCGCAGACGCTCTGACCTCACACGCAGACACCAAGAAAGCCATGGCCGATTTCCGTAAGGGTGCCCACAAAGGACTGACCAACGGCAGGCAGCAGAAGATGTTTGATTCTGTTTTCGATTCCATGGCCAACTCGGATATGGATCGTGCGATGGCGCATCAAGGCCGAGAGTCTTTTAACTACACGCTCCAGACGCTGGATGCTGAGAACGCGAATGAGATCCAAGATGCACTGCGCGACCCCTTCGGGTCACAGGCACATCTGAAAGCGGTCGATGCCAACACAGCCAAGAAGATGGAGATGCTCGGGGTGCATGATCCTGAGCAGCGAGAGAAGCACATGCGGGATGCTCGCACCAACTTCCACTCCCAGATGGCCAAGTCCATTGGGAACAGTTCGGCGAAGTTGGCCAACGAGTATCTGGATAAGTACGGCAAGACAATGAACAAGGAAGTGGTCGATGGTCTTAAAGCAAAGTACAAGACGCAAGGGGTTAGGGAAGAAGCCTTGGCAGAAGCCCGAGAGATGTACTTCGGCAAGGTCCACGAAGATGGATGGAAAGACGCTCCTACGAAAACCCCGGAGGAGTCGCTCAAGTGGATTGCGGAAAACGTGGATGACCCCGACAAGGCTCGAGCAATGCGAACCCACATCAAAACGTGGGAGGCAGACAAAGCGCAGGCAGCAGGCGAGGCTCAACAGAAAGCCCTGAGTGATGCCCTCGGCGCAGTGATGAAGAACCCCCAACTCAGCAGCATCCCAGAGGATCTGCCACCAGCAGACCGTCTGTACCTCGAGACTCATATCAACAGAGTCAATGCTGCCAAGATGCGTGCAGGCGGCAATGGTAAAGTCCAGACCAACTGGGGTGAGTACACTCGGCTGAGGTACATAAAGGACGAAGACCTCGCAGGTGAGAACGATGCGCAATGGCGATCTGTCCTGAGTGACAAGCATTACGAGGAATACCTCGATCGCAAGGGGTCAGATAATCAGGCTATCAAGGATCTGGACAAGGCAGCAGTCACAGCCTCTCGGGACTACAACAAGCACATCACTGCGGAGTTCAGGGAATCCAGTACTGACAAAGAGATCGGCGAGAAGCGCAGTGAACGAGTCATGTTCGAAGACTTCTTCAAGAGTCAACTGAAAGAGAAGTTCCCCCGTGACAAATGGTCAGACCCGAAAGCCCAGCAAGAGATACTGGACTTCATCACCCAACCTGTGAACGTGGGACCACTCAGTGGGGATGTTCCTCTGTGGAAGATCCATGCGAAGAGCGATGACGCGATCGAGTTCGACAGTCCTGAAGCAGCACTGCCAGACGCATTGAAGGGTCTGGGCAATGTTCGACTGCTCCCGACCGTCACTTTGAAAGGTGGCCAGAAGGTGAAGGATGTCTTCATCGCTACTGATGCCAGTGGGACGAGGAAGTACTGGAAGAACGGTGTATGGTTTGAGGCATTCGACAACCAGTCGCACCTGAGAAGATCCTCCGCTTCAAGAGCGAATATCTACGCAGACAGGCAAAGCGAAGCCTTCAGCAGGGGCAGGGATTACATCATGTACGGTACAGCCAAACAGACGAGGAAATAATAAATGACTGCCGACATCCACGAAGAAATCTATGGACGACCTCGCCAAGAATTCGACATGAACATCCCTGATGAGGATCAGGGACTCAATCTGAGAAAGCTATACAGTGATGACGATGAAGCACCGGAAGCACTCAAGGATAGCGACCTCGACATCAATCAAGTTCGCTCGGCTCTTCAGAGTTCGGGCGAACTGGATACTGCGGTCGGGGTGTCTCAGGATCTCGAGTGGTCCCTCAAAACTGTTTGGGGCATAGACTCCGAATCCGCAGCACTCGTGCAGAAGATGTTCGAATCCTCTGGCGAGATGCCGACTGGCACAATGCTGCGCCAGATGGGTGACCTCAG